GGCTTTCCCGTCACTCGGCGCATCCAAAAAGATTGCCGCTTTCGGGGACTGGTCGAAGTATGTGATCCGTTACGTCAAAGACTTCGAACTTATCCGCTTGCAGGAACGCTATGCCGATTACCTGGAAGACGGCTTCCTCGGCTGGCTGCGCGTTGACGGACAGTTGATCCAAAGTGCTGCCATCAAATTGATGGTCGCAAAATCGTAATCATCTTCACCTTTTGCATATAGGGAGGGGCTTCAATGACCTTCCCAAAGCTTTTTCGCATGTTTGAAACCGGGCAATATAAGGTAATCACAGAACCCGCATCTGAACCGCTAACGCTTTCTGATGTAAAATCCTGGCTGAAAGTTGACGATTCAGCAGATGATACCCTTATTACCTTGCTTATCAGTGCCGCACGTGAAAGCGCGGAAAAGTACCTGCAAATGGCACTTTTGCCGCAAACGATAGAGGAATACTACGACGGATTTTACCCATACGGATTGCGGCTTTCAATTAGCCCGATTATCAGCCTGACGCATATCTACTACACGCCACCGGGAGGCACTTCTACCCTACTGGATACGTCGTTTTATACGCTGCATCCGTCTGAAAAGCCTCCACTGGTGCTGCGTATCGAAAACATGACATTCCCGGAAGTGACGATACAGGGAGCCGGGGTAAAAGTTACGTACCAAGCCGGATTTGCCAACGCCGCTGCCGTACCCGCTGCAATTAAACTCGGCATGCTGAAAACCATTGCCGAAAGCTACGCAAACCGACAGGACAGCGTTTTTGTACTCCCGACTGCTGCCATGCACCTATTCGACAAATACCGGATAAACTACTTCCGCTAAATAACAAGCGAGATAATGGCAAAAGCAAAATACGACACAATTGGGGAAATGGATAGGCGGGTGCAGCTATATAACTATACAGAGGTAACCAACACGTATGGCGAAAGAGTGCAAAGCTTTGCACTCACCGCGACGGTATGGGCAAAAGTGGAGTATTTAGGCAGCGAAGGAATTGAAAGTGAAAGAGCAGGAAAGGAAGCAGCGCAGATGAAAGTAAATTTTACCATCCGCAAAAGAGCGGATATATCAGTGCGCTCCAGAGTGGTTTTTGACGGAGCCACGTACGACGTTGAAGGAATCGCAACGAGCCAGGATAAGCAATTTACCGTACTTAGAACGCAGCAAATCGCATGAGCACCGGAAAAGCTATATATGGGATTTTGAGCGCTAATGCAGGTGTAACAGCTTTGGTCTCTACCCGCATTTATCCGGATATGGCTACGCAAAATACCGCTTTCCCTTTTGTCGTCTATTCGATCCAAGGATTAACCCCGTCCGACACAAAAGATGGTGCGAGCAAATTAGATATGCTGGACGTATCAGTATTGAGCTTTGCAAAAACTTATTCCGAGGCACAAGACATTGCTGCTGCATGCCGTACTGCTTTAGACCGGTATTCCGGCACCGTTAGCGGAGTAGCGATAGACAGCATAAAGTTGCAAGATCAACAAGCCGGGCAAATGGAATTAAACGAGCATGTTTTTTCTGTTATGCAGGGGTACATGGTAAGGCAAAAACGGTAACGATGGGATATTTTAAGAAATTGTACACTGCTGGAGTAAAAAAAGATACCGGAGTTTACTTTGCGGACGAAAAGGTAATTCGCACAAAGCTAAGAGAATACGTGCAAGAGCTAAACACCGAGCAGGGTAAAAAGCTGGTTTTACGCCGTGCTGCTGCTGTTGTGGCATATAAAGCAAGGCGTTTAGATGCTCCGCGAAGTGGACCGACCGATAGAATAAAAGGGCAAGACTACCATACTTTTTATTCTGGCAGCGGTGATTTTAAGAACCAAATTAAGATATACAAGGGTAATTTACTTAAATCTACAAAGTACTATTTCACCAAGTTTAAGGAGTACGAAATAGGCCCAAGAGTGCTAAAAAGGGCGCTTCCTGAATTTGGGAAAACAGTTAAAACGTCCTCCGGTTTCTATGCTGCGATGATTTTTGGTAAGGCGTTTTTGTACCGGCAACGGATCCTGGAGCCATTAATCAACGACCCAGAAATATTTACCATAATCGAGCAGCAATTTAAAAAGGCGCACGAAAAGACTGCTAAAAAGACTGGATTCTAATGATTATACGATTTATAGAAGACTACGAAAGCTGGAAGGCTGGACAACTAATTGATGCAGAAAACGGCTATGCCGCTGCGCTGATTGGCATTAAAGTAGCAGTGCAGCATGAAGAACAGCAGCGGATTGACCCGGTACCAACAAAAGAGCAAAACAGAGAGCCGCAAAAGGTGGAGGTGAACAATTTTTATGGTGCTCCAGTGAGTGCCAAAAAGCCTAAGATTAGCAGAACTCTAAAATAGAATACAATGCCAACAACGGGAATAGTAAATGGAACTAACCTGCGCATCTACATGAGCGGTGTGGCTATCGGGCACGCAACCTCTTGTACCTTGGACATGACCAGGGAAACGCGGGAAACGCTGACCAAGGATGCACCGGGTGGCGGTTGGGCAACATCCGAAGTAGGAAGAAAGTCCGCAACGCTTTCTACGGATGGCCTTTTGAGCTTCGATACCAGTAATAAGAAAGTATCAGATCTTTTTACCGCTTTTGACAACGGTACTTTACTGCTGCTTAAATTTGCTACCAGCGTGCAGGGCGATACGTACTGGCAGGGGTCCGGCTACATCACCGCGCTGAACATCAACACGCCAGTTGAGGATAATTCCTCTTTCTCGGCAACCTTTACTGTATCTGGCGCCATTACCCAGGGAACAAACTCGTAATTGAATGATAGCACAAATCAACGCCAACAACAAAAGTTTCCCCGTAAAATTCGGCATGGCCGCGCTAAGCGAGTTTCTGGATGCCGAAAATCTGCAACTTGGTGAACTTGATAAGATAGCCTCTAATCTCACCCTAACCCGCGCTCTAAAGCTGGTCCATTTGGGCATGAAGCACGGAGCGCGGGTAGCCGGTGAGCGCTTTGAGTTATCCTATGAAGATGTTTGCGATCTGATGGATGAAAACCCCGGCCTTATGCAAGAGGTGTTAGATATTTTTGGTAAGCAGATGACCGCTTTTGCGGGAAACGGGCAAGCGCCGGAAAAGAATCCGGCGAAAGCGAGAAAATAAGCATTTCTGGACTGCTTAAAGCGTATTGCGGGGAATATGGCAGACCATTAACAGAATTTTGGGATGCCGCTTTTTCGGAAGTTATTGCAGTCCTAGATGGGGCAAAAGCAGCGGAGGAAAGAAAGCAGCGGGATATTTACGAATCCATGCGCCTACATGCTACCGTAATGGCCAGCATGAAAGTTAAGAAAGGCGTAAAACTAAAGCCCACCGATCTGCTAAAATTCCCTTGGGATGAGCAGACAAAACCCATTATATTGCAGGTAGATGAAAGTGCCCGCAATATCTGGGACAAATGGGATGCCGAGGTAGCACAGCAATACGGCACCTCTTTAGAGGAAGTACAAAAACTCGAAAATGGCAGGGAATAAGCTAAATGCAAGTCTGGTTCTGGACACAACGCCATTCGAGCGATCTATCCGACGTGCTTCCATTTCCCTAGACCGTCTTGGTAAACAGCTCCAAAATACCGGCAACGCACTTACGCAGGGACTGACTATCCCTATTGCCGGCATGGGCGCAGCCGCTCTAAAGGCTTTTTCCGATATGGAAAAGCTGGAAAAGGGCTTATCCGCTGTAATGGGTGGAAGCGAAGCCGCTGCCGTTGAGCTGGAGAATTTAAAAGAAGCTGCCAGGGCTCCGGGACTTGGTTTTGAAGAAGCCGTTAGGGGCTCTATTCGTTTGCAGGCCGTTGGCCTTTCTGCTGATGAAGCCAGGGGCACTTTGCAGGCTTTCGGGGCTGCCATTGCTGCAACGGGTGGAACGGCGCAAAACCTGGACAGCGTACAATACCAGCTCACCCAGATGATAAGCAAAAACCGGATCCTGCAAGAGGATTTTGGGATTTTGCAGGAAAATGTACCACTCCTGGGGAAAGCGGTCGAAAACGCTTTTGGTACGCAAAACGTTGAGCTAATACGCAAAACGGGCATTAGTGCGAAAGAATTTACCGACCGGATAACGGAAGCACTTGCAGCACTTCCAGAAACGCAGGCGGCGGCTGGTGGCCTTGGGAATGCTTTTGATAATTTGCAAGACGAACTCAAATTCTCTTTTGCGGAGCTTGGTCGGGTAGTCGCTTCGAGTGTTGACTTGGAAGGCATAATGGTGAAACTTGCTGATGCCGTACAGGGCGCGGTAGATTGGTTTAAACAACTTAGCCCGGAAACACAGCGCACTATCGTAATCATCGCT